ATTGATCCAATCGGTAATCCACTTAGACAGTACCAAACCAGATTGGTTGTCTTTGATGTTTCCACCATCAACAAACGTCAATCGAATTTCGTTCATGGCCTGGCCAGTGGGTATTTGATAGGTGTTCATTGTTCCATCAAATACTTTTGACACTAAGTCACAAAGTTCTTCCGCAACGGATGTGGCTGGGAAAAAGTCATTGAATGGGGGTGGGGCGTCTGGGAAGCGAACCTCCCAGAGATACCCGCGATCCCACTCCACTTTCCTCAGTTGATCAGCGTTGCGGAGGAACGGCATTTATTAGACCTGTTTGTCTTCAAACTTGAGGAAGTGAAAGGTGAGTTCCGGTTTCTGGATATCGCCCCTCTCACCGTTGCCAAGCTCGCCGGGAGTGTCACTGTCGAGTTGAGCACCGATGATCTTGTACTCCCACACCGGTTGGTCCTGGTTGTCCATGAGGGTGAGCAAGAAGTCGAATGACAAGTCCTCACGAGACCCAGCAGCGGCGCCGGTAGTGGTGTTCCACAAAGCATCGTGGTATGCCTTAACCAGTTTCTTGACGGTACCATCGACGGTTTCAGCAAAAACCAACTTGATAGTATTATCCCCATAAGTGGTGATTCCATTTTGCGGCAATTTATGTCCGCGAATAGTTACGTCAATTTTGTCGTTCTTTCGATACGGCAAAGCTGTTGACTCACAACGAAGGTTCAAATCCTCTGATGCAGGGAAGCCAGCGACGGCTGCCGGAGCAGCAACCACTTGAAATTGCCAGCGATACAAGGTCTGAAAATCACCGATACCGCGAAGCTGTTGAATTGATGGACGTGGCATAATCTATTCTCCTTACACTATGGTTTGTGCCGTCTGGAAGCTGATGCCTTCCCGCGTAATGATTGTGCGGAATGGGATGTACTCTACAGCGGTAGTTGGCTTGACATACAAATCAAGGTTCATTCGCTTCGATGCAATGTCGTTGGCGGAGTTGTTGGTGCTATCACAAACAGTCAAGAAATCCGTTACGCCTTGGCGGGCCAGGATGTCAGCCATGTAGGTGTTGACCATCGCGGTGGCGAGCGAGCGAGTTTCAGCATTGTTAAGCTCGAACAAGAAGCTTTCCAGTGCGGCAGCAATAGCTGGCTCAATAACAATCAACAACAGTCGCACGTTCAACGATTGCAAATATGATGGGCGCGACAGCAAAGTTTTTTGTCCCCAAATTGCAATGCCTTTTCCTGGGGCAAAACGAAGTGGGTTGATACCAGCATCGTATAGAGTACCCATTTCTCCACCCCCGGTACGGCCTCCGGTAAAGCGGCGGCGCAAATCAAGAGCGGTGATCTTTCCACGCTTCCAACCGGCTGGTGGGAACCAAATTTCGTAGTTGGCGGCGCTAAACGAGATTGCTCCGGCAGCGAAACCATCGGGAGAAGCATAAATCGAGCGATCATTGAATTTATCGTAGATTTTAACATGCGGAGTATACAACGCAGAGAACGATGAATTCAGGTTCAAGGTGATGGTACGATAAGTAATGATATCGTTGATGTACGAAGTAGCCGCCTCTGCTGAGTACGGGGTTGATAAACAAACAACGCAGTCATTACGTGACGTAGCAATCGTATCCAACTGTTGCTGGTATGAAACAGTTGCATGTCCACCGTCCATCAACACGGTGACGAAAATATTGTCAGGATTTGACATCGTATCAGCAGCAGCGATCATTTCAGCATCCGTAACAGCCAGACCATCATTACCACCACCAAGATACAACAAGGTTGTTTGTGGGAGCGGTTGTACCGTGCTGGCGACAGCAACGTTGTCTCGAACACGAATGTACTCAGACGCGGCCAAAACATCTTCCACGTAGATGTTGCGACCAAAACCGTCCAACGCCCCCATAGTGCGCGAACAGGTAAACGATTCAACCGGAGTTGAGGTGTTTGCAGAGGTGAACACATCAATTACGAATGCCCCAACCTCTTTTACATACGACGGATTAGACGCATAAGTAGCAATCTTGACTGCTACGTTATTTTCCCATGCACCCTCGTTTGCACCGTAAATCAACATCAATTCATCGACCAGATTTACAGCATCAGCACCTTGAGTGGTTACTGCAATGGTAAACGTAGTCAGGCCTGCATCGGTAGCATCTACAACAGCACCAGCAACCGCATTCGTAATCGTTACTACGTTCGTAAGAACAGTAGAAGTCCAACGAGAAGCAAAAGCAGCCAGTGCGGAGTTGATAGCAGCCGCCACGGTATTTGCCGTAGCGTTGACAGCAATAGCAACGGGAATAGCAGTCCGACCAGCAATAGCAGGATCAACACCCGCACCACCAACGTTAAACCAAACATATGCGCCAGTTCCAGGTGTAGGTTCGTTGATATAAAAATACTTGTTGTTCAGTGAACTTGAAACGTCAGCTACTGCGGCAACCGTAGTTACTTCAGCAATTGCGTTCACATCAGCAGCAGAGTCAAACACGTATGCAGTTGGATCGGTAAATCCAGTAGCAAGAGTTTGATTCAAAGTAGTAGCGTCAGAACGCTTAATGGCCGCACCGCCGTATTTAGCCGACTTGGCCGCACGAACAACCCACAGCGAAGATGACGATTGCAAAAAAGTAAGAGCAGAGAAGAAGGCCATATCCATGCCCACTTCTACCTTCTTGTTCGGGGTAAAAGTAGACAGCAATTGTGACTCATTGGTGACCAGGAAGGGGGTATTAACAGGCCCCTTCAGCGCTTGGATGACGATGCCGCCGTAGACGCCTGGGAACGAAGGCACGCTTGGGGTAAGATCAATTTCTTTGGGTATTACAGCAGGTGCTGACATAAAAACTCCTATAAAATGAATTACTTAGTCTTAGGAATGACCACGACGCCTTTTGGGATAGCGCCGAGTTTTTGCCAATCGGCAACAATCTTGCGGGCGTGCGGTGAAAGCATCATACCCTCGCCGTTGTACGAAAGTTCGATGGGGTGGTTCATTGAGTTAACAACCAATGCCTCGCGCACCATCTTTTCATCTTCTGATTCTGCACCACTTACGCCCTGGAAATACTGATTGCTTCCGCGTGAAGAAACGGAACCTGACAAACTTGGTTTCTGAGCACTAACTACTTTAGTTACCATAAATACCTCGCTAAACAATTGTTCGTGAATACATTAAGATGCCAGATTGAAATTCACGTATACGCATGTTGATTGATTCAATCAACGGATCGGTAGACCTAAACACCGGATAAACACCCGTTATATAAATCTTACCTGAAAATGATTTGTAATAATTACCAGCATGTTCAAATACGTGTTCTTCTAGTTTGTCGAAGACGCAATAGTACATGAATACTGTATTCGCACCAAACTCGCCGCTCAAATCCACGGATAATTGCTTCCTAGACGATATTCCCTCCTCGCTTAGGTAAAGCACTTCAAATTTCTCCATGTCTGCCATATTCTCGGCATAGAATTTGAAGTTTACATCCATTACTCCGTGGATTGCTTTATATGTATTTGCAGTGCTGGTGTTACCAATTCGCATTGGTATGGATAGGTTGTTTAACCGCTTGCCTATTCCATGCTCTACATGTCTAAGAACTGATCGGTTAAAAACGAATGCTGGAAAGAATGGTTTTTCTATGTTAAGTTTTTTGTTTCTCGATCTGTGCAACTCTACAGCTTCCTGATATTCTTCCTTCTCTGAGTAAATACAGGTTATGTCAGAAAATTCGCTTTTAAGTTGGTTAATCAACTCGTTTAAAACTAAAGCAGCAGTTGCAACTACTCGATCTGCGCCTGGGGCTGGATTTGCCATTAATCACCCCGCGACGATAAATGATACTTGTAAAAAACCGCTTGGGATGTGCCAAGCGTTTGTTTATCATCCACATGATACCGACGTTTGCGACCATCAGCCCTAGTAATGTCCACCATGTCACCTACGTTTGGTGTGCTTGAGGTGGTGAACATCCAACCTTCTTTAAACAGGCCTGACTCGTGATCATCTGTGACGCCGAATGTGTCACCTGCGCATAGTGCTCTAATTATGCTACCACTAGCTGCACTATGTTCACCAGATAAATTTCCATATACATCAGTGTAAATATCGTTTACCGCTTTTACTATCGAAACATCGAAGGCATTATGGTTAGCAGAAAGCATCGCATTCAAAAAATTCAAATGCGATGCTTTCAAATAACCTTCGACATCAGGTAACATTATTTACCGATCATGCTGATGGCTTGATGAGCGTTAGCAAGGTGGTCCATTGCTTCGCCAAGCGCCGCTTTTTCGTCATCGTCTTTGACGGTGTATGAATCAACAGCCTTCTCGTCACCATAGGTCTTGACCACATCAGCCACATGCTTGATGATACCAGCCATTTCCTTCGGGGTGGCACCAACGGTGGTGATCATCGTAGCCAGTTCCTTCGGGGTAGCTGACGGCTCACCAGCTTCTGGTGGAGCACCAGCATCGCCTTCTGGCTCACCGGCTTCTGGCGGAGCGCCAGCATCCGCACCAGTGTCGGCATCAGCTTCAGTCTTCAGGTAGCCTTCTTCTTCCAGCATCTTCATCAAGTTACTTGCACGGCTCATACATACCTCTCTCTTCATTTAGTTACTAAATTTGCTTTTACCAAAATGCTGATAAAAGTCCACAAGTGTTTACATAGACCTAATCGTTCGTCAGGATTTACTGGCGGATACATGCCAGTAGGTTCGTACTTTTTATACATTCCAATCATCCCACCTTCTTGGTACATCGGGTAGCTGAACCGAAACATGTAATCATCGCAACTACATTTCATCCTTAGGGGATTTTTAGTAAACGATGGTTTTTGGTAGAACTTACCTTTCTCTGGAGCAGCTAAGGTGAATGTTTTGTCCTGTTTATTTGAGAATTTTACTCCGCTGATTTCTATCGCGGCGTTGTAGTTGTTACTCTCGCCAACAATACCAAGGGTATATGTTAGCGTACCGGCAGTCGACTTAGACAACGGTTTCAATGAATTTTTTTGAATTGAAACCACCGGGTATTGTGTTTCTACACGCCCGAACTTGTGTAGATCGTTAAGGATAGTTTTAAGCAGGATTGGCATGTTAACCTCCCCATGCTAAATGGAATTTGATATTAGCTGCTAGATCAGCTAGTACAACCTTCTCCATTTCAATTCCTTCTGTAACCATGCTTGCAGAGTCAGTTTTGATTGACAATTCTTCAATTGTAAATGCCCTGCGTGAATAGCCAACTCCTGTTATGAATTTTGCAGTAAGCAATTTGAAGAACAAATCATCGCGGTCGGTTATCGTGGTAACTTCCCAATCAGGGGTAACATCGGTACCTAGATTGACGAGTTTGTGATAGTAGACCGCGTGAAATTCATACTCAGCACTTAGCGGTACAGTGATTGTGGGTTTTCGGTATGTGTACGGAAAAGGAGTCTTCACTTGCATGTAATCATCCTTGATCTGTTTTAGCCCCTGTTGGAAGTAGTACGGAATGACACCAGCAACGCGGATGGGCTGAATGTCTACGATCATGTCAGGTACGCCCTCTGGCGTATTTTGGTCAGTAAACGTGTACTGACGACCAACTGACATATCTTTCCACAGTATTGCTTCCGATGGGCGGTACTTGTTGTATGTCCCTAATACAATATCTACCAGAGTTTTAAAACGTCCGGTTTCTATGTTAATTTCGTTTGCTCCCGTAGGCAAAATAAATTGCCCAGATAAAACGAGCACGCGATTGAAAATGTCTTGTAGATTC